GCCATGAGAGCAAGGCGCGACACCCGGCTGCTGGAGAAGCGGAATGCCAAGATCGCGGCGCGCTTCTACTACTGGACGGAGATCCAGCGGTATAGGAGCGACGACGCCGTCCGTCAGCTCAGCGAGGAGGAGTTCTTCCTGTCCGAGGCGACCATCCTCCGGATCATCCAGCGGTGTGCCCTCAAGGATGAGCAGCTGCGCAGGATCATGCGCCCGGGCGTCATCAGGGCCAGGAAGCCCAGGGAGGTCCCGGAGGAGCTGCAGCGCCTGTTCTCGATGATGCCTGACACGATCGAAGATTAACCCGGGCCCGCCCTCTGACGGGCCCTATTCAAAGATTGATTATTATGGCTGAAATAATATCGAAAGTTTGCGGAAACTGCGCGGATTACTGCTCGAACTGCGATGATCCCACGTGCAGGGAGACCGGCCAGCCGGTAGGCTACCTCTGGGTGCGGGAGTGCTGGAAGGAGAAGACGGCCGTGGAACTCGGAAAGGAGGTTGCGGATGAAATCACGGGGCAAGTTTCTCGGAGACTCCAGAAACCACGCGGCCGGAAGCCCCAGTATCCGCCCGTAGTTGACCCTGAGACGGGTAAGGTGGTCAGCAAGCGCTGCCGGATCTGCGGCGAATACAAGCCCATCGAGGAGTTCTACCTGAACAAAACGCACAAGGATGGTCACGGCGACGAGTGCAAGCCCTGTCACAACCAAAAGACCATGGAGGCTGGCCGGAGACGCCGGGCCGCTCAGAAGGACGAAAAGCCGGGTGCTCCACCCCCAAAGAAAAAGGAGAATCCGGCCCCTTCCAGGAAGGAACCCGTGAAGAAGGAAGCGGAGCTCGAACTGGCAAAGTTCACAGACATCGAGCTTGCCGGAGAGCTGAGCAGGAGAGGATGGGATGTCTCTCTTAAAATGTCTCATAGCATATGGGAAATCTAACCAGGGAGGAAGCGCTCGCGGCCGAACGCTATCCCAACGGAAGATCCTACTGCGGCGGAGTGTCCCAGATCGCCCGGGAGGCCTTCATCAACGGCTACAGGGCGGCCCTTACGTGGAACGTTGCTACCAAGGTGGATAACAAGAGGGCGAGCCTCCTTATCAAGAACCGTTACGGCTTCCTTCGCATCGGAACCTTCGTGGAGCCCGGAGACAGCTACATCGAGATCGCGTCAATCAAGTGAGTATATATGAGACCGGACTTAATATGTAGAGACTGCGCCGAAAAAGGGGAAGGAAAAGTCAAATGTTGGAGGACGACTGTTATCGGAGACTTTTTCCACAAAGCAAAATCAGCGCGGCAAACCCATTTGTCAAAGGATGGTACAAGGTGTGACTTTTTTATGAAACGTACTAATGGATAAAACAGATTTTCTCAAAGCCATTTTCGCACCTCGTCAATCTCTGAATGTTGGCGATGTGAAAGAGTCGCTCGGAATGAACTCCCGTGTCCAAAAAGTGAAATGCTATCGATGCGGGAAAACGCTTGAAACTCCGAATATGTACGGCAAGAAGCTGGAACTTCTCGACCCGCATTGTCCGTCTGCAACTATCTTCATCGTTCAATGGCTCATCCGCCACGGATGGCATTGTCTTACTTTTGAAGCAACTCCTTCCGGTGCTTTCCTATGCCCGGATTGCTTTCAGGAAGGGCAACCAGAGTATCACCGTTCAAGCGAGTGTGATGATTGGTGTGAACAAGCCGAGAAGTGGATGAGGGAAAACAACGGGAAGCAATAAGCACCAGACATAGAGAGAGCCGCGACAGGATCCTGCCGCGGCTCTTTCGTGTCTAGTCGAACTCTTCCGTGTATTCGCCGGTGAAGATTCGCTCACCGGGCCGGTGGATGACCACGTCGACGTGCGGGTCTGCGTGGACGGTCTCCTTGTCGGGTTTGATGAGCTCCGTCACGGTGCCCGTGTAGGTCTGCTCGTAGACCTTGATGCCGTGGTCCCAGGTGTAGAACCGGCTGGCCGTCCGGATGAGCTGCGTGTGCCGGTTGACCCGGAATCCCTGGACGAGCCGGTGCACCCTGGAGACCATCTCCGCCCGCCCCTCGATGAGGCGCGTGGTGCCGGATCCGGCGTGGGTGTCGTCGTAGCAGTCTATGATGAGGCGGACGCGGACGGTGGCCTCTCCCTTCTGCGAAAGGCCCGCGATGTTCGACCATACGACTTCGGCCGCGTCGATGAGGACGGCGGGGAAGACGAGCGGGTAGGTCGACCGGTCCTCCCGGTTGATCATCTCCAGCTGGCCGTAGTCCTCGTCGACCGTGACGAGCCCCGGCATCCCCTTGCTTATGAGGTTGATGAGGTCAAGCAGTAGTTGTTCCATGATTATGCGTTTTTACGAAGTTTTCTAGCTCTTGCTTGATGATGTCCTGCACCGTCTTGTCCACGGCCTTGTCGGGGCCGAGAAAGTGCCTCCTGGGGATTTTTATGTGGCTTCCCGGCTTCTTCAGCGCCATGCGCTTCCAGAACTCCGTCTCCGGAGCCTCCGCGCCGTAGCGCTTCTTGTCCTCCAGGTGCCGCGCCCAGAAGTATTTGCGCATCTTGGTGGTCACGCCGATCTCCTCTCCCTCGTTGTGGGTGTTGGAGTAGGGGGTGTCGCTTATGATCACCACGGTGCCGGGCTTCGGGACGAAGTAGTCGGTGGACATCATCAGCTGGTTGCTTCCGGACAGGAGCGGCCCGTACCTTCCTCCGGCACCCCGGAAGCCCAGGGACGTACGGAGCGGAGTCAGCCAGGGAGCGCTCCCGTAGAAGTTGCCCCTCCGGAAGTTCTCCCGGATACCCGCCTGGACGGCGCGCCCCACCTTGACCGGGAGGACGCGGTCCCTCAGCCTCTGAAGGTCGGCCAGGTCTTTCTTGACCATGTCGGAGAAATTCGGTACTGCCATATCGTTACTATATGAAACCCGCTATCTTGAACAAGTCTTCGACAAGATCTATTTCAATCTTGGTCATGTCTTTATACAAAGGACCCCAATAGCCGGCAATAACTTCCGCAAAGTATTCATCGAGGTTCGTCAAACTGTAATACCCAAGTGTTTTGGTCGCCAACCTGTCTTTACTGTGTGCGTCAATTATCTTTCTCTGCCACTCAGGATGATTGAATTTTATCGCATGGCCTAATTCATGGTCAATGACATTTCTCACAATGTCATCGACTGAAACATGACTTGTCGAATAGGGATACCCATACTTTTTGAGGAATTTCTGCTCGTTCTCATACATTTTCGTTAAATCTCCGAAGAGCCTCGGAGAAATGCGTAACGAGTTGTCGAAATCTTCAAATGCGGCTAATGCCCCCTTTTTCTCGGGCGTTCTGAAAGTTGAAAATTTCTTAAGGCCATAGAAATCCATTCTTTCTCGCAAGATACCGAGCGCTTTCGAAGCACTTTCCAGCTGTGACTTCTTGAACGGGAAATCAACCCTTTCGGCAATATAGTCCGTGACAAACTTCTGTGCATCCTCGACAGTATTTGCCACAAACTGGTAGGTCTTCTCGTCCATCAGTTTCTGTGTGGCCTCTACAGCGCCCGGATAGGCCTCCGTGACGTACGGATGCGTGTCGCTGAAGATCTTCCCGTCCTTGGCCGGATTGTTGTCGAGTCCGGGCATCGGGAGGGGTGGCGTCCATCCATCGAGACCGGATGCGTTCACCGGCTCGTCGGTCTGCATCAGGGAGCACTTGCAGTTCCACCGGTCGCCCGGGTGGTGCTCGTCCCAGAACGGATGGTTCACCGGCAGGGTGAGCTTCGTCTCCCAGTAGTGCTGGTGCAGCGGGTCCGGCGTGATGGAGGTCGTGGGCATCCACCGGACGTTGGGGAAGACGTCGGCCTCTTCCATGAAATGCTTCCAGTCGGCCGCCTGGTGCGCCCTGATCACGGCCGTGTTGTACTCCGTCTGGAGCCAGTCCGTCTCGTAGTGGTCGGTGATTCCCTTGACGTCTCGGCGCCACCGGTCGAAGCTCTTGAGCTGGCCGGTCTCCGGGTCGATGAGGAGACGGGCTACGTCGTTCTGCATCCGGTGCGTCTTGAAGGCCGAGAAGACGGCGTTGTTCGTGCGCAGCTCCTCCAGGAACCGGTTGGTGATGGCCGAAGGATCCACGCTCTGGGACAGGCCTATGGCCGTCGCCTCGTTGAAGAGGCTGAGCGTCTCGTCGAAGATGCTGCGCTCGATGTCGGTCCGGACGTCGAGCGCACGGTTGTAGATTGCCCGGAGTCCACGGATGAGGGCGTCCGTGCTGAACGTGACCGGAAGCTCCGCCGCGCTCTCGTTCTTCAGCCCGCCGCAGGCCGGGCAGCTGCACCCGTACTGGCCGTCTATAAGAAGGGCAAGGGATCTCCGTTCGCCCCGTCCTGCGGGGCTAGTCCGAAAAAACTCCTGAAGCGGTCGAGGAAGGTCCGTCTCTCCTCGGCGGTCGGCTCGGCGGCGGCGCCCCGTCCTCCTTCATCGAGCCTCCGGGCAAGCTCGCGGGCCCGCTCCTGGGCGGCCGCCTGCTCCGCCTCGATGGCGGCTTTCCGGGCGTCGTAGTCGTCGGGCTTCTCCACGTCGAAGGTCTCGTACAGGTAGTCGTCGGACATCGGGAGGCCCATCTCCTTGAGCTTCGACACGACGTTGATCTGGACCTGCTTGTCCTGGTACTTTGGCTCGATCCAGACAAACTCGCCATTCTCGGTGCTGACGCCCAGGGCGGCGAAGATGTCCGTCATGTCGTAGTTCAGCAGATCCAGGACGAACTGGATGTCGTCCTCGGTGATCTTTATTTGCTCCTTCGCCTGGACGGTGCCGAGCGCCTGGGTGCCGTTGGTGTCGCTCTTCGTGGTGAGGGTGTTGCCCAGCACGGCGATGGACATCTCGTCGTTGCAGTTGTCCAGGAACCGCTCGTACAGGTCGACGGTTCCGCTCTTGCCGGCCGCCTCGTGCAGCGTCATGGAGGAGCCCTCCGGATGGATGTACACGGCGTTCGCGCCCTGCTTCCGGGCGTCCGCGAGGAGCCGCTTCCGGGCGTCCTCGTCTCCGGCGCTGTAGGTGTACTCCCGGATGGGCATGCCGAAGATCTGGCAGAACTGCGCCCAGTCTCCCATGTTGCCGCGCTTGTAGAGCGCGTAAGGCGCGCAGGTGGCCAGCTTGCCGACGCCGCGCGGGTCGTCGCACACCAGGAGGCAGTTGTCGAAGGCCTCGAGCGGGACGCCGGTCACGTCCATCTCGTACATCAGGATCTGGTTCGTCACCGGGTCGAAGTGTTTCCGGTCGATGAGGTCGTAGGTGATCCAGCCCTTCTCGTCCCTCCGGAACTGGAAGAGGGAGAATCCCCACAGCTTGGAGGCTACGGCGTCCTTGACCCACGCGCGGAACCACGGGGAGCGGATCTGCCGGTTGACCTCGTCCACGGGCTTTCCGTCCCGCTGGAACTCGAACCGCTCGCGGCTGACGGCGCTGAGGCGCTTGTCGACGATGCCGGAGAGGTGTCCGTCGGTGGTGATGATGGAGTGGAAGATGTCGTACAGCTGCGTCCGGTTGTGGAAGTCGATGGCCTCCGCCGTCTCCAGCGCGGCCATGTACTTCCCGATGTCGAAGTGGAAGAGCTCCGGCGACTGCAGGATGATGGTGGGGTTCTGCTGGCCGGGAAGGATCTCGGTTGCGCCGGCCTGCGTGATTTGCTTGGTTTTCTTTGCCATGGTGCTGGTGGATTAGAGGTGGGTGGGCCGGAGCAGCTCGGATTCTATCTGCCAGGGAGAGTTCGCGTGGAGCTCCTCCTCCGGAAGCCTGGGGGCCCCGTCGATGGTGATGTTCGCGGCGGCGACGGCCTTGAGCCATTCGATGGCCCGGTTGTAGCGCTCCTTCCGGATCTCGCTCATCTTGTACGGGTTGTGCTGGCAGAAGATGTGATAGACAGAGATGTCGACGGCCATCATCAGGATGAGCGCGTTCCGCTGGTCTCCCGTCGCGGAGAAGATAGCGTCGCAGTCGTAGTATTTGCTCAGGTAGCAGCGCATCTCCTCGATGGCCCTGTCCTCGCAGATCTCGACGATGGCGGAGTCGGACACGTCGCTGTCATGACGGAGCAGCGCGTCCAGGATCTCCCGGTGGATGGAGGCGTCGTAGTCCTCCGGTGTGATGAATTGGCTCATATCTAAAAGTCGTTTAAACGGCGTTTACATGCGCTTCGACTGGTCGATCAGGTCCTCCCTGGAGAGGGTGTCCACCATGGACATCTCCTGCATCGTCCGCCGGTTGATCTCGGCGATGCAGCCCTCCAGGGCGTCCGGACCGTCGGCCGGGTATGGCAGCGTCATCTCGAAGAGCTTCAGCTGGTCGAGCAGCTCCTTCATGTGCGGGTTCTCGGCCTCGTCATGGTTGAACAGCCATGCGCCGTTCCGGTCGACCGGCTCCAGGTTCGCCTCGATGCGGGCAGCCTTGTCGGTCTTCGGCCGGGCGTCGCCGGTGATGAAGAGGCTGACCCCGCGGCGCTTGTTCTCCTCCCGGATGAGCGGCAGGAAGACCTGCTCGTAGAAGGGGTCCTGCAGGCTGTTGTTCTCGACCAGGTAGAAGACCGGCACCAGCTCTCCGACCCAGTCTTTCACCTGGTAGTACCAGTCGATAAACTCCGCGTTCGAAGGATGGGACACGAAGGCCTTCAGGATGTAGAAGGTGGTCCGGATCTTGCCGGCGAGGATGACGGCCTTGGTGGAACTACCCTTCTTCCCGTTGTTGGAGGTGGAAGGGTCGCCGTAGCACACCAGGAACTTGAATTTGGAGAGCGGCGGCATCTTCCCGAGCGGGAGGTTCCGGAAGACCTTCCCCTCGCTGATCGGGTTGTTCATGTACTCCGCCTGGAAGGCTCCGGTGGAGATGGTCGCCTTGACGCGCTCGATGTGCTCCTGTGTATTCTTCTCCGGCCAGGTGGACTTCCCTTCCTTGTCGACGATGTTCACGATCATGTGTTTGTCGGCCTTCTTCCCGAGCCGTCCGATGACGGTGTCCTTCGCGATGAGGTTACCCTTCGCAAGGATGAGGGTGGGCACGGAGACGGACCGCGTGGGGATGACCGCCCGCTCGATAAACTCCTGCTTCTTGTCGAGGGTCACCGGGTTCTTGCAGTCGCGGTCGGTGTCGTAGTCGTCGATGTCGATGATGTCCGGGCGGACGTTCTCATTGCGCGTGCCTCGGGGCGCATTGCCGAAGCCCACGGCGAGGAAGGTGAGGCCGGTCTTTGTGACGAAGTGGTCCTCCTCCCACTTGACGGCGCCCTGCTGGTCGCCGTAGAACTGCTTGATCCGCCCGTTGACCTCCAGGTTCGCCCGGTAGGGGGACAGAAGCCGGATGGCCGCGTCCTGGGTAGCGCTGACCATGATCAGGTAGCGCTTCTTTCCGGTGAGCATCAGGAAGAGCTCCACCATCATCGCGATGGTCGACTTCGCCAGCTCGCGGGACCAGCTCCAGACCTCGTACCACTCGTCGTTGCTGCAGACGCGGTTGATGGCCTTCTTCTGGAACTCCGCGAAGGGGGAGGCGGCGTAGGCGGGGAAGAAATACATCATCCACTCGACGGGCCGGGCCTCCAGCCAGGCCTTCTTCTTCTGCAGCTCGGCCTGGGACAGGTCCTCCTCCGGCGTCTGTTTCCGGATGTTCGCGCAGAAGGCCTCCCAGTCGGCTATGATCATCTTGTCGGTCCGTGCCATGGCTGCTACAGTTTACTCTTGATGAAGGCGTCCCAGTAGGAGCAGAATTCGACGGCCTTGGCGGGTTCCGTCTGCCGGAGCCAGGTGAGGAAGGCCATGCCGGCGTTGACGAGCTCGCGGATCCCGCTGTCGCCCTCGAGCTTGGCGATGGAGGCGGAGAGCTTCGCCAGGATGTCCGCCTGGGCGGGCGTCGGTGTCCTCTCCTCGCTTTCCAGGATCTTCTCGTTGATGGTCTGGACGTGGGCGTACAGGTGCTGCAGCGTCTTCTCCTTGCCGACGGTCATCCCGGCCTTGATGGACGGCCAGTCACCCTCGTGCGACCATTTGGAGACGGTCTGACGGGTCACGCCCACCTTGGACGCGACCTCCTCGAAGGTGAAATCGCCGTGCAGGTAGAGCTCCCGGGCGATAGCCTTCTTCTGTTCGTTCTTGAGGTTTGCCATAAGCACAACTTTTTGCAAAGGTGTACTTTTACATCGTATTTTGATAATTTCAAAATTAGGCTATCCGTTTCTGCAACTGACGCATACCGGCTGCAGGTATTGCGTAATTATGTTTTTTCATTTGTGCAAGCGGTTTTCCCAAATTTGCACCGGAACACGTACGCAAAAGGTTTGCTTATGACCGACAAAAGTTTCAAGTTTTTCAACGTGGTCGTCCTCGGACCGACCCGCGCTTCCCTGATGCTCTACGGAGAGATCGGCGGGAAGGACGGCGTTTCCGCTGAGGGTGCCGTGGGGGAACTCATGTCCCTCCAGCAGACCTACAGCGACATCGACGTGCACATCAACTCCATGGGCGGCGAGGTGTTCGCCGGCATCGCGATCTTCAACGCCCTGAAGGACTCCACCGCCCGGGTAAACATCTACGTGGACGGCCTGGCCGCCTCCATCGCCGGTGTGATCGCCCTCTGCGGGAAGCCCCTGCACATGTCCCGGTACTCCCGGCTGATGCTGCACCAGGTCTCCGGAGGCTGCGCCGGCGGCGCGAAGGAGATGCGCGAGTGCGCGGACCTCATCGAGTCCCTGGAGACCACCCTCGCCTCGATGGTCAGCCGCAAGTGCGGGATGACTCCCGAGGAGGTCAAGGCCGCCTACTTCGACGGCGTCGACCACTGGTTTACCGCCCAGGAGGCCTTCGACCGCCGCCTGTGCGACTACATCTATGACATGGACGGGCAGGACGCCCTCGGGCCCGCACCCACGGCCGAGCAGGTGTACGCCTTCGTCAACCGTGCCGAAACAACTCCTAAACAACCTCATATGGACCTTATCGAAGAAATCAAGAAGGACCAGTCCTTCGCGAACTTGAGCGAGGAGCAGATTCTCGCCAAGATCAAGTCGGCCAACAACCAGGCCGCGAAGGTCGAAGCCCTCGAGGCCAAGGTGGCCGCCCTGGAGGCGGAGAAAGCCGAGGCCAAGAAGCAGGCTGTCGACGCCTACCTCAACCAGGCCGTTTCCGACGGCCGGATCCAGTCCTCCCAGCTCGAGGGATTCCGCAAGCTCATGGATGCCGACGAGGCGTCCGCCCGTGCCGTTATCGACGCCACCCCGAAGACCTCCGCCGGCAAGCCGAGCATCAAGGATTTCCTGAACGGCGGCGGCGCCGCCGGCGAGTCCAAGGACCTCGCCAAGATGTCCTGGGATGAAATCGACCGGGCCGAGCGTCTCGCCGAGCTCAAGGAGAACCACCCCGAGCTCTACCGGCAGAAGTTCGCCGAGAAGTTCGGTGCGTAACCCTCCCCGCAAACTCTAAATCAACACCACTATGGCAGTACAGAAAGAAATCTGGCAGAGGACCATCATCGAGGGCCTCTTTGCCGACAACCTCTTCCTCTCGAAGGCGGTCAACGACGACGTCTACGTCAACGAGGGCAAGACGGTGCACATCCCCAACGCCGGCTCCCCGAGCGGCGTCGTGCTCAACCGTGACTCCTTCCCGGCCACCGTGTACGCCCGTACCGACCAGGATGTCAACTACACCCTGAATGAGCTGACCACCAACCCGGTCAAGATCCCGTATGCCGACCAGGTCGAGCTGTCCTACAACAAGCGGAACAGCGTCATCGACCAGGACCGCAAGGCCCTCATCGAGGCGGCCGCCGAGGCCATGCTGGGCAACTGGTGCCCGGACAGCGACCACCGCGTCGTCACTACCGGCGGCGGCGTCGTCGCGTGGACCCCTTCCGCCACCGGTCTCCGCAAGAAGATCACCCCGGCCGACGTCTCCGCGCTGCAGCTCCGCTTCAACGCCGACAACGTCCCTCTGACCGACCGTTTCCTCCTGCTGGACGCGAACATGTACCAGCAGCTGCTGGAGGGCATGACCGAGACCCAGGCCATCGGCTTCTTCGCCGCGGCCGACGTCAAGCGCGGCGTCATGGGCATGCTCTACGGCTTCGAGGTCATGTGCCGCTCCACCGTCCTCCGTTTCGCCGCGGACGGCACCTACAAGGCCAAGGGCGCCGACGGCGCCACGACCGACAAGGCCGCCGGCCTCGCCTGGCAGCGCGAGTCCCTCTCCCGTGCCCTCGGCGAGGTGAAGATGTTCGACAGCGTGGACAACCCGCTGTACTACGCAGACATCTACTCCTTCCTGGTCCGCGTCGGCGGCGAGATCCGCCGGTACGACAAGAAGGGTGTCTATGCCATCGTCGCCGACACGGCCACCGCCGTGACCGCGCTCTCCCTGGACGACACCTCCATCTCCGTCGCGAAGGACGCTACCCAGGACGTGACCGCGACCGCCACCCCGAGCGGCGAGTCCGCGAACACCCGCTGGAGCATCTCCGACAACACCGTCGCGACGATCAGCGCCGCCATCGGCGCCACCATCACCGTCACCGGCAAGGCCGCGGGACAGGCCGTCCTCAAGGCCGTCAACGGCACCAAGGAGATCCTGGCCATCGTCACGGTGACCGAGTAGCCTTCGGGCCGAATTTGTTGAACCGTGCCGCCTCCGGCCCCGTCGGGGGCGGCATCCTTAAACCAGCAAAACATGCTCCCCAGAGTAAAGATCAACTACCTTAACGGCCTCATCGGAGCGGCCCCTGGCAACCAGGACGGCCTCCTCCTGCTGGTTGTCGTCGGTGCATCCGCCGTGAGCACGACCTTCCAGCTGGGCAAGGCTTACAGGCTCGTCTCCTCCGGCTCCCTGGCCGGCCTCGGGGTGAACGCCACCAACAACGCGCGTCTGCACGAGCTCGTCTCGCAGTTCTACGCCGAGGCGGAGGAGGGTACGCCGCTGTACGTGACCGGCCTGTCCGGCTCGTCCATGGCTACGGTGTGCGACGCGGAGACCGGTTCCCTGAAGGCCGTCCTGGAAGGGCTGCGCGGTGCCGTCCGCGGCGTCATCGTGGCGTCCGGTGCGACCACCACCCCGACCGTGACGGAGGGCCTCGACCCCGACGTCTTCAGCGCCGTGACCAAGGCGCAGGCGCTCGCCGAGCACATGGCCGACGACAAGTATGCGCCCGTGTTCTTCATCATCGAGGGCCGCGCCTACGCGGGCACCTCCGCGCTGAAGGACCTCTCGACGCTGGCCTGCAACCGCGTCGGCGTCTTCATCGGCGACACCGTGACGGGCTCCGTCAACGCCGCCGTCGGCACCCTCGCCGGACGGATCGCATCCGTCCCGGTGCAGCGCAACGTCGGCCGCGTGGCCTCCGGAGCCCTGGCCCCCGAGTCCATGTACCTGGGCTCCGCCCTCGTGGATGACGCGATGGACGCCGTGGACACCATCTACAGCAAGGGCTACATCTGCCCGCGCATCTACACCGGCCTCGTCGGCTATTACATCGTCGACGACCGCCTCGCCGTCGCCGCGACCGACGACTACGCCCATCTCACCGCCCGCCGCACGGCCGACAAGGCCGCCCGGATCGCCTACGAGACCCTCCTGCAGTTCCTGCTGGACGAGATCGAGGTGGACAACGACGGCACGATGCAGGCGCCGATCCTGAAGTCCTGGCAGGCGGCCGTGGAAGGCGCCGTCAACGATGCGATGTCTGCCTCCGGCGAGCTCAGCCTCGTCAACGGGAGCGGCTGCAAGTTCTTCATCGACCCGTCCCAGAATGTCCTCGCCACCTCCAGGGTGGAAGGCACCCTGCGGGTCCGTCCCTTCGGATATGCCCGCGACATCGTCGCGAACATCGGCTTCCTGATTGACAACGAAAACTAGTGCGCCATGTTTGATACCAGAGAATACGAATGGGCCGACGTCACCGTGGTGATGGCAGGACGTGACGTTACCGGCATCCGGGGCGTCAGCTACAACGCGGACCAGGAGAAGGAGGCCCTCTACGCCAAGGGTAATAAGCCGCACGGCATCCAGCACGGCAACAAGTCGTACGCCGGTTCGGTGCGGATCCTCCAGTCCGAGCTCGAGGCCCTCACGGCTGCCGCCGGCGGGGACGTCCTCGACGCCCGCTTCGACATCATCGTGGCCTACGGCAACCCCTCCAGGGGCGACATCGTGAAGACCGACCTCATCCGGAGCGCGGAGATCACCTCCGTCCCGAAGGGGCTCAACCAGAACGACAAGTTCATGGAGATCGAGCTGCCGCTCGTCGCGCTCGACATCGTCTACGACTATCAGTAACGGATGGGGCCGGGCAAACCCCGGCCTCTCCTTTTTTTTGCACAAAAGACACACTGAACCATGTACACCTACACGCAGGACCAGCTGGAAGGCTGGAAGAAGAAATACGGCGACGGCAACGTTTTCGAGGTCGCCGTCGAAGACAAGAAGGTCATCCTTCACAAGCCCACGCGCCGCGACCTCTCGTACGCGATGGCCGGCAGCAACCAGGCGAAGGACTCGGTCAAGTTCGCCGAGATCCTCCTGAACCAGTGCTTCATCGACGGGGACCCGGAGATCAAGGATAACGACGACTACTTCCTCGCCGTCGTGCCCGTCCTCGGAGCCCTCGCTGAGACGAAGGAGGCCGAGATAAAAAAGCTCTAGCGCTGGCTGACGGGAGGCCCGAGGCTGACTTCTTCGGTTACTTCGACACGATGCTCAGGTACTACCTGCACGTCGACCCGGACAACCTGTCAGACCAGCAGTGGGTGACGATGATCGCCCAGCTCAAGCACATCCGCGAGAGCGAGGCAGGAAAACGCTGAAACCACTGAAACCAAACCAACATGAAAGCAGCCCAGTACGTCATAGACATATCCACCAAGGGGGACGTCAAGGTCATAAGCAACCTGAACGCCGTCCAGGGGAAGCTGCGCGACGTCGACCGCTCCGCGAGCCTGACGTCCCGCGCCGTCAAGGGACTGGGAGACGCTTTCAGGAGCCTTCCCGGTGCGGAGTTCATCACCAACCCGATCGTGGCCCTGACGGCCGGCATCGGGGTGGTGAGCCGCCTCGGGATGGACGCCGAGAAGACGGCCACCGCCTTCAACGTCCTCGTGGGCAACGAGGCCAAGGCCGCGAAGATGCTCGGCGAGATCAACAAGTACGCGGACGAGACGCTCTGGGACCGCACCGGCACCCAGGAGGCCGCGAAGACGATGCTCGGATTCGGCGTGTCGACCGAGTCCGTGGTGAAGGACCTGAAGATGCTCGGAGACGTCGCGATGGGCGACAAGAACAAGCTCCAGCAGCTGGCCCTCGTCTTCGGCCAGATCAGCGCCGCGGGCAAGCTCCAGGGGCAGGACCTCCTCCAGCTCATCAACGCCGGATACAACCCGCTCCTGGACATCTCCACCCTCACCGGCAAGTCCGTCGCCACCCTCAAGGACGAGATGTCCAAGGGGCTCATCACCTTCGACATGGTGAGAGCAGCCTTCGAGCGGGCGACCGGCGAGGGGGGCAAGTTCAACCGGATGACGGAGCAGATCGCGCAGACCTCGTACGGCGCTTGGGAGCAGCTGAAGGGCAAGTTCCTGGGAGCCCTCCTGGAGATATACGACATCATCCAACCGCTCCTCATCCCTGCCATCAACCTGCTCAGCAAAGGCATCGAGATACTCGTGGCCGTCATCCGCCCGGCCATCAACGTCATCGCCGTCCTGGGGGCCGGCCTCCTCGCGTACAACGCGGCGGTAGCCGTCTCCACGGCCGTGACCAAGGGATGGACCATCGCCACCAGGGCGCAGTACATCGCCCTGCTCCTCCTGGAGAAGGGGCAGAAGTTGGTGAACCTGGCGATGTCGCTCAACCCCATCGGGCTCATCGTGGCAGGCATCGCCGCCCTGACGGCAGCCGTCGCCATCTGCTGGAACAAGTTCGCCGGATTCCGGGCCGCCATCCTGACGGTGTGGGACACCATCAAGGGATTCGGCGGGGCCCTGAAGCAGTACGTTCTTGACAGGTTGACCGGCATCGTGACTGGCCTCGGAGCTATCGGGCAAGCCTTCTCGCGCCTCATCCATGGAGACTTCGCCGGAGCTGCGGAGAGCGCCCGGACAGCCTTCTCGGAGATCACCGGGGTAGGAGCCGCGGGTCGCGCCTTATCGAGCATGCAGGAGACGGCCTCCGGATTCGGGGCGGGCTATCAGAGCCACCTGGCGGATGAGCGGGCGAAGCAGAAGGCGAAGGACTCCATCAGCGACCCGGAGGCTGCCGGCGGGACCGACAAGTCCGGAGCCGGCGCTTCGGCCGCAGCTGCCGCCGCATCCGCCAAGAGCACCGCGAACTCCATCACCACGGGAGGAACCAGGAACACCTCGATCGTGCTGAACATCGGCAAGTTCTTCGAGGACGTCAACATAACCAACACCTACGGCCGTGACCTCCGGCAGCTGCAGGACGCAGTGCTGGAGAGCATCAACCGGTCGCTCGAGATAGCAACCAGCGCAGCCAAATGAGCGAATACAGGATAATACTCGAGGACCTCTGGCGCCGGATGCGCCGCGTAATGCCGCCCTACTTCCTTTTCGGGAGCCAGGGCCAGGCCGGCACGGATCCGGGCGACTACCGCATCGACCAGCTGACCGACGGCCAGCTCGCCGAGCAGATCGTCGCGAACGTCCTCGGCATCCCGATGGTCCTTCCCCTCTACTTCAAGCTGGAGGGCGGCGACTGGTGGCTGCTTCCCTACGAGCCCCAGATCACCCTCCAGGGATCGAACATCATCACGAAGAAGCAGGTGTCCAAGGGCCAGGTTCGCGGCACCATCAAGGAGCGCTGGAGCCAGGGCGACTACCAGGTCAACATCACCGGCATCCTCATCGGATCCGACGGGAAGTACCCCGAGGACGACGTGAAGAAGCTGCGCTCTTTCCTGGAGGCCGGGAAGATCCTGGTGAAGTCCCCGCTCCTCGAGCTCTTCTCCATCAACCAGGTGGTGGTGGAGACCTGGAGCATCCCCTTCACGTCCGGACAGGCCAACCAGGCCTATACCATCGGCGCCCTGAGCGACGACATCTACAAACTGCTCCTCCGCCGTGAGGACCTTAAACAGTTGTAAAACGATGTTTACGATGCGTTTCGACATAACCGTCGGAGACTGGCGGCTCGGGATGGTCGAGAAGGTCGAGGTGCGGCGCTCCGTGGAGCAGCTCTCCGACACGGCAATCATCACGCTGCCGGGCGCGGAGTACAACGTCGCCCTGGACGTCGAGCAGAAGATCCACCGGGGTGACCGCGTCGTCATCAACCTCGGCTACGAGGAGGTCGGCATGGTTCAGGAGTTCGAGGGGTGGCTGCAGCGCATCGGCACGGACAACGGGGCGATCATCCTCGAATGCGAGGACGACCTCTTCCTTTTCCGGAAGGCCATCCCCGACGCCCAGCTGAAGAACGTCACCCTGGACTCCCTCCTGGATCTGGTCATCACCGGCATCGGCGGAGGGTTCAAGGTTGACTGCAGCTACAAGTGGACCTACGAGAAGTTCGTCATCAACTCCTCCACCGGCTTCGACGTGCTGAAGAAGGTGCAGGAGGAGAGCGGCGCGGACATCTACATCGAGGGGGACACGCTGCACATACACGGTCCCGGCGAGAAGGTCGGGGACACCGTCATCTACGACTTCTTCCAGAACGTGCAGGACTGCGACCTGACCTACCGGCGCACCGAGGACCGGCGCGTCCGCGTGGTGGTCAAGGCGCTGCTCCCTGACGGGAAGGTGAAGGAGCGCGAGTATGGGACCACCGGCGGCGACAGCGTCACCGTCAGGTGCGCCACCTCGGACGACGCCTCGATGAAGCTGCGCGGAGAGAGCGAGCACAAGCGGCTCACCTTCGACGGCTACGACGGCAATATCGTCACCTGGCTCGTGCCGTACATCAAGCCCGGGGACACGGCGGAGCTGCACGACCGGGACTACCAGTACAAGGACGGATCCTACTACGTGAAGGCCGTCGAAACGACATTCAGCGCATCCGGCGGAACCCGCACCGTCGAGCTGGGCTACAGACTGAAATAGCCATGCAACCGGAAGAGAGACTGATACGCAACATCCGTGCGGCCGTCGGACCGACGCCGATCACCGTCTACCAGGGCATCGTCGCCTCGGTGGAGGGGATCACGTGTACCGTCACCTTCGGGAACCAGGACGTCTCCGGCATCCGGCTCCGGGCCTCCGAGGCGGAGAACGACGCGCAGATCCTGCTGGTGCCGCGGGTCGGCACCGCCGTCGTGGTCGGCTCCCTCTCCGGTGACCTCTCCCAGCTCGCAGTGCTGTCTGTCGACGCCGTGGAGCGCATCGAGATCAACGGCGGTAGGTTGGGCGGCCTCATCAACATCGAGGCGCTCACGGCCAAGATAAACGCCCTTGTCGAGGCGTTCAACGAGCACACCCACACCATCGGGGCCGGGAGCATCATCGTGGGCGTACCCTCCGCCCCGCAGACGAATTACAATCCGGTCGTAGTCCCGAAGATCCTGATGCCTGCGGACAAGCTCAACAGGAAGGACTACGAGGATGAAACCATAGAGCACTAGGATATGACAGGGATTCAGCTCATAGACTACGATGTGGCGGTGGACGTCAAGAGGGACGCCGCCGGCCTCATCGTTTCCGGCCTCATCGTCGGGGACATCCTGCACCAGAATCAGGCGCTCATCCTGGTGATGCACAAGGGGGACCTGAAGTCCGACGTCTCCGTGGGCGTCGGCATCGACCGTATGCTGCTCGACAACGAGCGGCTCACCTGGACCCGGGAGATCCGGGAGCAGCTGGAGATGGATGGCCAGAAGGTTGACGACGTCAAGATCACGGACAGACAGATCATCATCAAAGCAGCATATTAACCATGTGGGACACTATCAGAAACCTTATCGTTACGGTAATTAGCCTGTTGGCGGGCTATTTCGCACCGCTCCAGGACATTATCTTCGTCATCTTCTTCGTCTTCCTGCTGAACTGCCTCTTCGGCCTCTTCGCTGGCGTGGGCGTCCAGGGCGAGAAGTTCAACCTGAAGAAGTTCTTCCGGTGCATCATGGAGACCCTGGTCTTTTACGTCATCGTCCTGTCGATCTACATCGTCGGCGAGAAGATGGGGA